AACAAGGAGCCGAAAATCTCTTTCGCCCGCTACTCTACGCCTTCAGCTTAGGAGTTCTCACGAGCGTTCGCAAGCGCCCACGCAGATTAGCGACGTTCTCAGAGGAGGAGCTTTATCTGTATCTCAAACAATCTTTGACAAGTGAATGGCAAATCTTAGCGAAGGTCATAGGAAAGGTCTTCGAGAACGCTGAGGAAGCGGTTAACTATGTCTTTCACGCTCACAAACCCGCGCTAAAATTCTTAGAGTCCTACACGGTTAGTGTGTCGCAATACGAATTGCGAGCGTTAGCGACAGAGATCACAGACGCGGTTCGTCAAACATTGTTGCGCGGAATGAGCGAAGAAGAAGCGATAAAATACATCCAAGAGCAGTTCAAAGCGTTCGAGAAAAAGCGCGCGAAGGCTATTGCGCGCACCGAAACAACACGCGCTTTCAACGTCGGAAATCTCGCAAACACTGTTCAGTACATCGAAGGTTACCGATTCACCGCCGTGTTGGACGACAGAACAACAGAAATTTGCCAAGAGCGTCATGGAATGTTCATCCCAGCTCACAATGTTGATATTCTTGCTCTGAACACGCCTCCTTTGCACGTGAATTGTCGCTCTTATCTAATCCCAGAATTGCACCACGTGAAGACGCAAGAAATTCTCGACGAACACAAAATGGCTGAGCTTCCCGAGATCCAAAAGCGTCCTGAGGATGTCGAAATAGTGAGGGAAATTTTGAGGACGGTGAGGTGAAATGATGTTAGCGAAAGCGAAGATTCTTCCTTTCGGCAAAATCTACGTGTACGGTCAAAAGGAACCCATCGAGTTTACGAAAGAGCTCGCCGAAGAGATCGTGAAGAACTTCAACAAAGGCTATCCACACTACAAGCCGTTCGTGAACATTGATCACGAATCAAGTGAAAAGTACGGCGACGTGAAGGAGCTCTACATCGAAGAAGACGGCTTGTGGGCAGTGCTCGAACTAAATGAGGAAGGACAAAAAATGTTAGAGGAACACAAGTACGAGTACGTGAGCCCCGAAATCGACTTCGCTTATGTGGACCGCGAGACGGGAGAGGAAGTCGGTGTCGTGTTGCTCGGCGTCGCGCTCACGAATCGCCCCGCGCTTCCTGAGACGAAGCTAACTTTCAAAGATGTTTTCATCGCCATGTTTTCGGGTATGCGACGACTCCTCAGCGAGAGGAAACGTTGGAACGGGATGCTTGTTGTTCCCGAGCGCACGAAGCAATGGGACTGGGACGACGCGCGGGATGGAAACAAAATTATCGAGGAAAAAGGATGGAAAGCGTATGCGAAGTGTCATTTGTACGTGGACACACGCGATTTTGAAGAAGGCCCCAGCGGAGTTCCTGAAGTGAAAGCAGCCTACAAGTTTCCAGTCTGCAAACTCGAAAACGGAGAATTTCACCTTTACTTTCGCGCCGCCGTCGCGGCACTTGCTTACCTGCATGGCGCGCGTGGTGTTGAGGTCGATCTGACAGACGCGGAAAAGCTCGAAGTTATTCGCAAGATCAAGGAGATTTACGAACTGTTCGGAGAAGAATTCCGTGGCTCGGACGAAGTCGCGTTGTGCGAGGAGATCGAGCGCCTGAAAAGAATGAACAAACATCTTATGGACAAGCTAACAGAGTACGAGAACACGATCAACGAATTCAAAGAGAAAGAAAGAGAGCGCGAGCTCAACGCGTTCAAACAAGAGTTAGTCAAAAAAGGTGTACCGCCAGCACTTGCTGAAGAATATGTTAGACTATTCAAAGAAGGTAAGATGGACAAAGAAAGTATCTTGAAACTCGCAGAGCACACGAAACGCGATTTGGTACGTCAATTCGTGAACCCAGATAGCGCTGACATTGTTGATATTGTGGCTAAACAAATGCGCTGGAAGTAACCTAAAAAGGAGGTTGAGAAGTTATGCCACAGGATTGGAAACTACTGACGGCTTTTATCAAAGTGGCAAAACCTGCGCCCTCGTTTTTAACAAAGACGTTCGAACAAGTAAACAGAGCTTTGTCACCTGTTCCAAAGGTGACGCTGCGCAACATGGACGCGACGGTAACTGCCGCGCCTCTTCGCGGTCTTTACACGCAAGCGGTCAACCAAAACGAAACCTTCGCGTACACGGAAACAGACATTAACCCACCGCAGATCTTTGTGAAAATTCCGATCACCGAAGAATTGCTCCTTTCGCAGATCTCTGACCCGAGTTTGATCATCGCAGACACAGGATCTGTGACAAACAATGTTATGTTCGTCTACGCCGAAGCCGTCGCGCGCTTGAAACGCATGGTCCTAAACCGCATCGAGCTCATGTGCGCTCAGATCGCGGGAACAGGGAAGATAAACTACAACGACGGCGCGTACACGTACACGGTAACGTACACCGCGCCGAGCGCAGTGACGCTGGACCCAGATTCTAACCTTCTTTTGTGGCTCAAAGATCTCGTAACTGAGCAAAAGAAACACGGCTTCGCCCCAGCGTACATCCTCGTGAGCAAAGACGTCGCGAGCGTTCTGCTTGACAACAAATACATCGACAAAGCGCTAACAAAGGCAAACTACGCTGTTGCCACGATATCGTTGAAAACCGAACCTTTCGTGACGCCGTTGTTTGAGCTTCCAGATTTGCCTCCAGTCCTGATTTACGACGTCACAATCGGCTCGGAGTCTCCATTCGGCACAGGAAAAGTTGTGCTTTTGGACCCGAACGGGCTTGGCATCGCGTACGGTGCGGTTGCGAACGCGAACTTGAATGCCGATATGAAACCAGTTGTTGGAGACATTTTCGCATTTGAAGCGCCATCCGTCGATGGAAGCTCAGTCGACGTTTATGCGGTTTCGAGACCGTTGCCGTATGTCCTCAACGTGAACGCCCTCAAAATTTACGCGGTCACGTTCGGCGCGCAACCGTAATAGCGACGGGAGGGGGGACCCCCTCCCTTTCTGAGGTGATGCGATGATAACATGGCAAGATTTAGAGAGTTTCATCCCGCAAACTCTGAAAAACGCGCTTCTGACCGATCCAGAAACGCAAGCGCCCGACGATAAAGCGATTCGAGATCTGTTAGACGAAATAAACGCTATGGTTGGTGACAACACAGGCCCAATTGTGGAGCTTTTTGCGAAGTACTTCGCGCTTCAGCGTCTTCACGAGCGATTCGGTTATCTTGAACAGGCGAAATACTATGCAGAGCGCGCCGATCAGTTTTACAGGATGATGAAAAACACAGCGTTGATTCAGAACTACAGCCGTCCTGTTGTGCGCTCAGACCCGCGCGCAATAACAGACGAGGAGCTGGAAAGATGGTAATTCGCGCTATCTTCGAAGGTGAGACGCTGAAAAACAAAATTGAAAAGCTCAAAGATCTTTCGAACCCGCTAAAAAAGATAGCGATTCATCTTCAAAGCGAGTCGCAAAAGACTTTCGAACGCAACACGGGGCGTGTGACGGCGTGGCCAGACTTGAGCGAGAAGACTAAGAAACGCAAGATAAGAGCCAAAGGGACCGCGTACCCGATTTTGGTGTTTCACGGTCGCTTGAGAGCGAGTATAACTCACGAAGTTAGTGAAAATACCGCAGAAGTCTACACGGGTGTGCATTACGGACCTTACCACCAATATGGCACGAGTCGAATTCCGACGCGCCCGTTTCTCGAAATCGATGAAAGCACAGATGTTCCGTTTGCAATTCAACAGATTTTAGAACACCTAAGGAGTTGAGATTGTGACTGTCGAGATGCTCAAGGCTTTTCAGAAAAAGTTCTACGAAATCACACGCATACCGCTTAGCTTAGCGGAGCCGAATTGGAGCGCCGTACAATCTTTCCCGTGCGCTTTTTTAGACGTCACAAACGACGCATACGAAAAGGCTTTGGCGCAAGCGAAGGTGAGACGCGCCACGCTAAGTATCTTTGTCGTTCACAGAGTGTTAGAGCAAGCAAAGAACACGGCTATGCTGGAACTTCTGGCAAAGAAAGACGCTCTTGAAGAGTTTTTCAAGATAGGAGAACGCGTCTTTGTCGACAACGTCATGTTCCAAGTTAGGGAGTTTTCACTCAGTTTGCGCACGTTAAATGAGGAAAACAACTTTGTTGTGCTGGG